ACATGCAGCCCGTCGATCTCTTCCCAATATTCCCTGACCCCACGGAGCGCGTCGGTCTTACCGATCCCAGGCCCAGCGACGAGCAGGATATACAGGTTAGCGAAGAGCGTCCGCTTGAACGCCTTGACCCATACCTTTCGTTCTAGCGCCCCCGCAATAATAGAGACCGCCGCCCACCGACGGAAGATCTCTGGGGATTGAGTGCCTGCTGTTAGGTCAACGAAGCTCTCTATCCAAGAAGGATTTGCTCGATGTGCGGACGCGCTTGTCATTCCCGAAAGCAACGAGACCATTGGGGTTCACAAGCTCTTTCTTATCGTTGTAGGCGTATCCCCAATTCCAGCCGACGAGGGCTTCTGTTGGGATAGTGAGGGAGCGGCCGTGGAAGAGGGGGATGCTCATCTCGAGGAGAGACTGGACTCTGGGGACCACGGCGGCTTCTGCGGACTCGGGATACTGAATGAGGAGGGCGTCGTGGACTTGGAGGAGGATTTGGCATCCCAGCTTGTTGCATAGAGGATCAGCCCAAACAGAGACAAGCCCGCGATTAAGATAATCAGCAATAGATGATTGCGGATCGTAAGCGATTGCGGCGTTGACGGTTTCGTTCTCCCACCGACGGCCAAAGAACCAGCGCGGTCGTCCCATAAGAGAAGTAAGCCAGCCGTCTCGGAGAAGCTTAGTTCGGACGTAATCGTGCCATCTGGCAATCGCCGGGAACTCACGGAAATAGTTATGCTGGAACTCCGTGACCAGTCCCACTGGTATTCGCACTTCCCTCGAGATTTGGGGAGGCTGACCATGATAGTTGCTGGCGTGTCCCAGCCGTTTGCTTGCGTCACGATAGGTAAACTCCCTGTAGAAGTTGGCCTTAGCGATAGTCTTGTTTGCGGCCGCGTCCTCGGACCAACCGAGGTGCTGCCAAGTCATCATGGTGACGTTGGTGTGAAGGTCACCAGACTCGCAGAAGTCTAGATACTTGCCGTCGTGGAAGAGGTTCCATAGAATGCCGCCCAGGAGACGGGCCTCGGCTTGCTCGAGGTCGATGTAAGCGAGCTTCATCCCTGGGTCAGCTATGAACATCTTGCGCATTTCCGGCGCGATGTTCTGCATATTGGTGCCGGTGAACCAGCAGCTCCCATAGGAACTTAATCTTCCGGTATCAGTTCCTGCAATGCCAAAAGTAGTTCGGCATCTGTTATCTGGATCGAGCCCAGTTTTAAGAAAGCCAAGCTTCTTTCGCACATCTTGACAGGCCATGATACATCTACAGATCGGCTCGGCATGGAAGTATGTAGATAGCTTTTCCAAAGCCGATCGGTCAGTTGTGATCTTACCACGTTTTCTAACGTGAGGCAGCCCAAGCACGTCGTACAGAAGGTGCTGCTTCTGTTGCCAAGAGCCTGGATTAATTGTTCCGACTCCCAATCCTTCGGTAAGTATTTCGTCGAGTATGGTCTGAAGATCGAGGAGTTGTTTTTGGTAGAGGGCGATGAGCTCACTGCGAGCCTCCATATCTACTGCTATTCCGCGGAGCATCATCTCGAGGATCGGGGCTTGGAGTTCCCGCTCGAAATCGTAGACCGCACTGGTGCGCTCGTTCAGTTGGGGGAGCAGCTCGTCGAGCACCTCGCGGGTGACGCAGCAATCAAGCGCGTTGTAGACCTGCTCCGCAGCGAAGGAGTCGGAAGGTTCGGGATCGGTTGAGCGCCATATCCTCATTCGCTATCCTCCCGGCGAACTTCGTTCTTTCCCTTCGGCCGGTTAGGCTTCCAGGCTATCTCATTCGTGTAGACAGATCCCAGAAATCCAAGCGACTTTGGAGCCTCAGGCTGGAGACTGTGATGTAGCAACATAGTATCCTCTGTGTAGTTTGCCACTGTGATACCGTGTGCCATCCAGAGGTATTGTATATCGTACAGACCATTCTGACCAACTTTTCTGCAAGGAGCGGAAAGGAACTTTTGAACCCACGCCCAAGCAGCCAGCTCATCCTCACTCGTAGGCCAATACGATCCCGAACGATTGCGCGGATCATGAAAGGGGATAACGATCGCGCGGTCAGCGCTGGGAGCGAAGCCAATGCAAGTGACTTGTCGGTTAGCCGTCTCAACGTCAAATGCACAACAGTCAGACGGAAGGATATACTCATGGTAGAACCTTTCTAAGTCCTCCAGTGAGGGTTCCATCCATACCTCGCGAGCCGGTCTTCTAAGTTCAGGGAACTGAGACTCTCGTTTCGCCTTGATAAGGTCCAGGACTGCAACATGTCGGTTCTCATATTGTCGGAGGATATTGGCAGGGTGGTACGTGGGGAGGAACTTGAGTCCCGGAAGAAGAGGAGAAGTCGTGCATGCTCCTCGAATCTTGGAGATAGCCGTTCGCTGAAGGACTGCCCAACAGGCTGTATTCCCGAGCAGGACCACCACATTAGGTCGGACTTCTGCAAGCTCTGAAAATAAGCGAGTAATTTCTCCCGCGTACTCTGCCCGTAGATATAGTCCTCGAGCCAGAGCCGGTGTCCCTGGTACACAGTCACCTTCACTCTTTTTGCAGCAAAGAGTTGACAGGTCATTACGATCTGGTCTAAGGTTAAAGACATTTGTGACGTAGCAAGAGCTACGCGAGATGCCGGCGTCGGCGAGGAGTTCATCGAGCTGCTGTCCGGCCTTGCCGATGAAGGGTCGCTTGAACCGGGCTTCCTCTTCGCCGTAGGCTTCTCCAACGATGGCGATATCATAGCTCATTCCTTTTCTCCCAAGCGCGTTGGGCGTTGGCAGCGAACTCCGCGTCTCGTTCTAGCCCCAGCACGAATGAAGCGCCAAGACGATCGGCAGCCCGCAGAGCGCTACCGCTACCACAAGTAGGGTCCAGCATCCGAGTGTTCTCATCCACGATCATCCTCATGAAGTGCTCCAACATCGGCTGGGACTTCTCACTCATGTGGTCTCCAGACCTTTCGGTCGGAGCAGAGAAAGCATTAGATACAGGAGCGATAATCTTTCTGTCTCCGTGACTGCATAAGAATGCAACCTCATATATCCGCCTTGGACCGCGCTGAGGATCAGGCAAGGTTCCTTTGTTGTCGGACTTAATCCAAGCCAATGGGTAGGGATCGACCCAGAAATGTCTTGTAAGGGCTCGGAGTGTGAAATCATAATGTCGCATAGAGAACCAAAAGATAATGTGTCCACTGTCTCCAAGAAGTCTGTGTCGGTTCTCGGTGAGAGTCTCGATGAGCCCTTCGTATGTGGAGAAGTCGTCCTTATACGTTCCAAACTCTCCCCCAGCGGATTGGTTGAAACGCTCGGCGTTAATTCCGTAGGGGAAATCGCAGTGAAGGAAGTTGAAAGGCGGTCCACGATAATCACTGACCCATTCGCAGAAATCAGTATTGAGGATCGGTCCTTCGGAACGCTCGGGACTAACATCAATGTCTCCTTCAATCGTGGCAAGCATGACGGCCTCGTCAGAGGCGAGCCGTTCAGCCGCTCGGCGGGCCACGTTACGGGCGGTGCTCAGCAAAGGCGCAGCGGCCACACGAGCGTTGCCCCCTGCGATTGCCGCAACGATCATGAGTGCTTCGTTGACCCGGGCCTGACTCATGCCGAGAGCCTCGGCCGTCTTTGTCTGAGACCAGGTATCTTCCGTTCGGAGACGGAGCGCGTGGAACCGCTGGATCGCGGAACATTGTTCCTGCCATGTGAGGTCCGTCCGCTTGACGTTCTCCTCCAACTCGATAGCGAGAAGTTCGTCCTCATCAAGGGTGTCTGCCCAGGTAACGGTGCAACGGTCCCAACCAAGGTGGCGATATGCCGCGAGGCGGGTCTCCCCGGAGACGAGTGTCATGTCCCTCGTGATGACCGGGAAGTGAATAGGGCCGAGTCGTGCAATTGACTCGGCCAGCTCCGCGACGCGTTCAGGTTTGAGTTCTCCTCGGAGCCGCTCGCCCCGTGAGATAATGATATCAGAGATGCGGACTACCGCAGTTTCGCCTTGGATCATGGGGGTCCCCCAGGGTTAGAGGGGGTCCTATCACCGTGCAATAGGACCCCCTCAATCCGACTAGATGTGAGCAGTGTCTCCGACCTCGAAGAAGATCGCCGGCTGACCGTCTCGGTTGGTCCCGGGCCGGTTCTTCATCG